AATCGCTAGCTGAGTTTGAAGGCTTCAGCATCGAACGCGAAGAGCAACAGGTATACCTACACTAAGCGAGCCTAACCGCGAAACACCTAGCCCCATGTGAAAGCATGGGGTTTTTTGTGCCTGTTATTTTATAACATTGACACTATATACATATACTTTAGTGATAACTAAATAACACACACACGGGGAAACACATGAAAATAAGAAGAAGAGGCAAGAGCTGGCAAGCGGATGCTCACGTAGAGGGCAAGAGAGTTCGTAGATTATTTAAGAGTCTGGCAGATGCCGAAGACTTTGTTACTAACCTAGAGCATCGCTCTAAGCTAGGGCTGAAGATCACGCACATACTCAGCACGAAGAACGCGAGCCTAACCCTGAAAGGTCTAACCGATACTGTTTACGAAGCAGTCTGGAAGGACACAGCTAACGGCATCAATGCGCTACGCAATGTAGAGTTAATCCAGAGGATTGTTGGCACCAACATTAGGGTAGAGGAAATCAATACCATAGTGATTGATGAAATCATTCAGACCTTGAAGAACCAAGGCAACAGTAATGGCACCATCAATAACAAGATGTCAGCTCTAATGGTATGCCTGAAGTATGCACACGACAGGGACTGGATACAGAACGTGCCTAAGTTCAAGCGATACAAGGCATCCGAAGGTAGGCTGCGTTACTTCTCACCTGAAGAGGAAGAGATGATTGTGTCTACCAACAAGAGGCTAGGTCAGGAAGCCTTCGCAGGGTTTGTTAAGGTGCTGATTGATACGGGCTTACGGACGGGCGAGCTATGCCGTGTCCAATACAAGGACGTAGTAAAAGAATCAGGCAGGTGGAAGATGTATATCTGGGCGAGAGGTCACGACTACAGAACCAAGAACGGAGAGATGCGTATAGTTCCCTTATCCGATGAGGTCGTAGAAATTATGACCAATAAGTGGAACGCTGTTGACACCAACTCTAACCATCCTACTATAGATAATAGTATTACTTCTATTGCACACCGTAATAGTAAGGTATTCAACTACACAAAATCTAACATACGCACACAATGGAACAACGTCCGTGACATACTAGGCTACATGGAGGACGAGGAGTTTGTTCCTCACCTGTGTAGACACACCTGCGCTACTCGATTAGTGCAAGCAGGAGTCCCACTACTCGCAGTCAAAGACTGGATGGGACACAAGTCTATACAAGTCACCATGCGATACGCCAAGCTAGCTCCCAACGCTGTCTTCGATGCTCTCGATACACTAACCAAGAAACGAAAAACTAATGCCTGATAAATCAAACCAACTGTTCCGTCCTGATACCGAGAAGGTTCTGGTCAGAGGACTCAACGCAATGACCAAAGCCTGTGATGCCTTGTCCACACAGAATGACCTGCTCAATAAAGATATTGAGAAGCTTAGGAATAAAGTGGAGAGGCTACAGGAGAGAGTCCTTATCAATCAGGATGAAAAGGAATAAGTGACATGTGACGATTCTGTGTCTATATTGCCACCAAAAGGATGGGTGTGTGGTGGAATGGTAGACACGGTAGACTCAAAATCTACTGTCAGCAATGACTTGGAGGTTCAAGTCCTCTCACACCTACCACTCCCTCGGATTCAAAATCCGTTGCATAATTAAATATCCGTGACTAATCCGTAGGGATTACTTTCATTTTTCCAACTACATCTACATAACTCCTACTACCATGCAGTCAATTCGTGAGACGTTTCCGTCCCAAAACCGTCCGATTGAGAACGATATGCTTGAAGGTGGTGTAAACCGTTTTCGATCTAAGATTGATTCTAGCAGACGTAGGGAAAGCGAATGCGAAACACCGTATGGTCAACGTCTATTGAAGGCAGCACTTCCTCCGTTAGTCGATGGTCTGGAAGCATGGGAGAAGCAACAAGAGAAAGCACCCATTGCAGGGAATGCTTACTACAAGCTCCAAGAAATTCCGACCAAGACTGCTGCCTTCATAGCTCTTAAATCTATACTAGATTCTATTACACAGAAGCGCACACTAGCATCCGCAGCTGTACGCATAGGCGCACTGGTCGAAGACGAGATAAGGTTTGCTCACTTCAGCAACCACCCACAGTGGCAAGGCATACTGCAAGGAGCTAAACGCAGAGAGAGCTATCGCAAGAAACGATACTACCTGATTAAGTCTGAGAAGGGCGAAGCTGCAAAGGGCGAGACGGATGAGTGGGAGCGGTGGGGTACACGCATCAAGCTACACGTAGGCACTGTGTTAATTGATACGATCAGAACTACAACAGGTCTGATTGATTACGTCATGATAGCGACAGGCAAGCGAGGACCTGCTAGATTTGTTACCGCATCAGACAAGACATCGGAATGGATTGAGGACATGATGAAGGACAACGAATTGTTGTGTCCTTTCTGGATGCCGTTGTTAGATTTTCCAAAGCAGTGGACAGACAAGTGGTCAGGTGGATACGAGATCGAGTCTGGTCTACCACCCTTACCGTTTATTAAGACACGAGACAAAGCGTTCCTCCGCGAGAACACGGAGCCTATGACTGATGTCATGAACGCAGTTAATCTTTTACAGAATACACCTTGGCAGATTAACCAAAGAGTTCTCAATGTATTACATGAGACTTGGGAACAGGGCATAGATGTAGATGGGATTCCTCAACGGGAAGACGAAGAGCTACCACCCTACCCGTCAGATGATTGTGATCCCATTGAGAAGAAGATGTGGAAGCGTAGAGCTGCTGCAATCTATGATCACAATGCAGCCACAAAGAGTAGACGACTCCTTGTACTCAATACCCAGTGGCTAGCTAAGAAGTATAGAGATAAGAAGTTCTACCTTCCACACCAGACAGACTTCAGGGGTAGGTGTTATGCTGTGCCGAGCTACGTCAACCACATGGGAGCTGACTTCCAGAAGAGCTTACTAACTTTTGCTAGAGGTGAAAAAATTAAAGACGATAACGATGTTGAGTGGTTAGCTATACATGGTGCCAACTGCTACGGTATCAAAGGAACATTCAATCAGCGCGTTGATTGGGTAGAAGAGAACCGACATAATATATTTAAGATAGCTAAAGACCCAATGGCTCACGTTGATTTGTGGCGAGAGTGTGATGAACCATTTCAGTTCCTCGCGTTCTGCTTTGAGTGGGCAGACTACATGGCTACAGGTGTGGGCTTCATGACAACCCTGCCGTGTGCGATGGATGCAAGTAACAACGGACTACAGTTGTTAGGTGTTCTTACGCGAGACGAACCTTCCTGCATAGCGACGAACGTTGCACCGAGTAACTACCCACAAGACATCTACGGTATTGTAGCTGACAAAACTATTGAGTTCCTTAAACAAGACGGAGACTCTGACTATGCAGACAAGTGGTTAGCCTACGGTGTAGATAGGTCAGCTTGTAAGAGACCTACGATGACACAGAGCTATGGCTCTACCCTATACTCATGCCGACAATACATTAGCGACTGGTATGGCGAGACATCACGTAAGAAGGATGAGCTACCATTTGATGAGACAGATAAGTTTCAAGCTACTGCTTACCTAGCTGGTAAAGTATGGCAAGGTATCAATGATGTTGTTGGTAAACCGAGAGAGGCTATGGCTTGGTTACAATCTACAGCTCGCATCTTAGCACAAGAGGACAAACCTTTTTACTGGGTATCACCGAGTGGATTCCCCTGCCACCAGTCCTACATGAAGTGGGAAACTAAATCAATTAAGACGAAACTTGGTGACAAGATCATGCGAGTACGCTTTCGTGAGGACACAGACAAGCTATGTGCCAAGCGACAATCACAAGGCGCATCACCTAATTACATACACTCACTAGATGCGAGTATCCTACACACAACGGTTAACCAATCAGCTACAAACTTTAACGTCAGAGATTTTGCAATGGTGCATGACTCAATGGCTACGCACACCACTAAATGCAATGAACTTGCAGCTACCATACGTGATGTGTTTGTTAAACAATTTACACCTGACCTACTTCAAGAGTTGAAAGACTCTTTGGAGGATGAACACGGAGTAAACCTTGATCCTCTTCCATTGAAGGGGACATTCGACATAAACAACATATACAAATCGGAGTACATATTCTCATGAATGATACCATAACAACAATGGTGGGTACAGCACGTTACCCACATGTAAATAAACCGAACACTACGTTCGATCCTGATGGCGCATACTCTTGTGACATCGTAGTAACAGAAGGTGAAGCTAAAGAGTTCACCTCTCAACTGACGGCTATCCGTGACCAAGCTCACGAGATGGAAGAAAGAAAGACAGGTAAAAAGATTCGTGTTTGCGATGCGTTCCCTGTTAAACAAACTGAAGATGGTCAGTGGATCATCCGCAGTAAACAGAAAGCTAAGGGTAAGAACTCTCGCACTGGTGAGGTGTATGAGTTCAACATCAAGCTCTTCGATGCACAGGGTAAAGCTTGTGACGTTGAAGTAGGTGGTGGTTCTAAAGTGAAGATGGCAATCAAGCCTTACACTTGGTACAGCCCAAGCCTTGGGTTTGGCATTAGCCTCCAACTCAAAGCCCTACAAATCATCGAGCTTGTAGCACCTAGTGCATCAGGCGCAGGAGCTTCATCGTTTGGATTCACGTCCGAAGAAGAAGGCTTCTCTAGCGGTGGCGAGTCTCTTGAATCTGTAGTGGCAGATGGGGACTTTTAGGTCAGGCTTTGAACAACGCGTGGCATCCTCTCTTTCGAGGGAGGGTGTCCACTACGCCTACGAGACAGATAGAATATCTTTCGTAGAGCCTGAGAAGAAACGCAGGTACACACCTGACTTCTTCTTAGAGAATGGGGTCATCCTTGAGGTCAAGGGTAGACTAACGACAGCTGATCGCAAGAAGCACGAGTGGATTAAGAAGCAACACCCTCACATAGACCTGCGCTTTGTGTTCCAAAGAGCAAGGGGTAAAATCTACAAGGGCAGTAAGACAAGCTATGCTGATTGGGCTGACAAACATAACATACCTTGGTGCCAAGGACCAAGTATACCAGAAGAATGGACGACCTAAAAACAATCAACACACACACGAATTGCCCTGACTGCGGAAGCAGTGATGCCCTATGCGAGAACGAGGATGGCAGCACAAAATGTTTCAGCTGCGGGATATTCAAGCCGAGCAATAAACAACACACACAACCAACAACACACACAGTTAATATGACACCAGTACAAGGAGACTACCAAGATTTAGTAAAGCGAAACATACCCCAATCAATTTGTAAGAAGTACGGATACACAGTAGGTGACCACAGATCGAAGGCTTGCCAGATAGCTAACTACAGAGACAGCTCAGGTAAACTAGTAGGACAGAAGCTACGCTATCCAGATAAATCTTTTGAGACAGTAGGCACAGTGCGTACGCTATTCGGTATGCACTTGTTTGGTAAAGGTAAACGCATCACCATTACCGAGGGAGAGATAGATGCGATGAGTGTGTCCTCAGCATTCAATGGCAAGTGGGCTGTAGTCAGTGTGCCATCAGGAGCGCAGTCAGCTATGGCTGCCATCAAGCACAACCTAGAGTATCTCAATAACTTTGATGAGATTGTTCTCATGTTTGATATGGATGAGGTAGGCGTTGCGGCATCCAGAAAATGTGCAGCTGTGTTACCAGTGGGTAAGGCATTCATTGCTAACCTGCCAGCCAAAGACCCCAACGAATTGTTGATGGAGAATAGAGGTAGTGAAATCATCCAGTCATTCTGGGATGCTACTCAGTATAGACCAGATGGTATCGTAGCAGGTGAGGACATGTGGGACATTGTCAGTAAGACAGAGATTGTAGACTCCGCTGATTATCCCTTCGATGGACTTACAAAAATTACTAGAGGTATTCGTGTAGGCGAGATTGTTTGCTTCGCTGCTGGAAGTGGTGTTGGCAAGTCTGCTGTTTGCCGTGAGATTGCTTACCACCTAATCAAGAGCAACGAGAAGGTAGGATACATAGCATTAGAAGAAAGCATCAAGCGTTCAGCTCAAGGCATCATGGGTCTAGCTATTGATAAGACACTACATCTCGGCACTGAGGTTGGCGAAGAAGAACTAAGAAAGGCATTCGATGCTACAGTAGGTAGCGGAAACTTTGTTACCTATGACCA